ATGACGTGGGATCTCGATCAGCTGACAAAACCAAGCCTTGCGGAAACGATGGCCGCGCTCAGAACGGGCGTAGAAAGTGGAGTCATCACACGCAACGAGGCGCGCGCGCGCCTTGATTTACCTCCACTTGCTGGCCTTGATGCGCCGACGCTTGCGCTCAACATGGGCGCAGGCGGCGGGGCATCGAACATCGGTACAGACACATCAGCAAACGCGATCGGGGATTTCACATGAGCGAATGCACGCGAGCCATTCAGTCAAGCAGTTTTCAGAATGGCAACAACCTCACCGGATACGCCGTGCTGTGGGATTCTGAGAGCCGAGATATATTTGAGGTGGGTCGCAAGTTCACCGAGAAGATCGAGCGCGGTGCATTTGGTGCGCTTGACACCGCAGACGTAAAACTCTTCTACAACCATGACTCGCGCATGCCGCTCGCGCGCACGAAGTCCGGCACGCTCAAGCTGACGCAGGACGAGCGCGGATTGAAGTTCGACGCATCCTTGCCGGACACCTCAGACGGTCGCGACGTGCGCGCGTTGCTCGAGCGCGGCGATCTCACTGGCGAAATGAGCTTTGGGTTCTTCGTCGAGAAGGACGTATGGGCGGGAAACAAACGATCGATCCAGTCTGCTCGGCTCACGGAAATCAGCATCGTGCAGGATGCCGCTTATCCCAATACACACTCAGCGCTGCGGCATGTTGCCGAAGCAGAAATTGCACTGCGACAAATTGCACTTCGTCGCCGAACTTGGATGTGACTTATGAAGACTTTGATCCAACAGCGTGGGGAAGCCCTTCACGAACTCCGCAGCACTCTCGACCGTTGGGAAGCCGCAACAAATCAACCGACGCACACCTTCGACAGCAAGGCAGCAGCCGAGCTCCGCGAGAAAGCCGATCGCATGGAAGCGGATCTCCAACGCATCGAGGCTGCAATGGAAGTCGAAGTTCGCCAGGGCAAGGCTGCAGCGAAGCAGTCAGCGCTCGCGATCCCACAGCATGAGAGCCGCCTGGCTGCAGGCAGTGGCTTGCTCACTCGCGAGAGTGCCGACTACTCGCGCCGGTGGTGGAACGCAGTAGCGACGGGAAACCAGCAGGAATTCCGCGCGTTGACAACCGGAACTTCAAACGCCGCAGTGCCAGTAGACATGGAGCGCCGCATTGTCGAGAAGCTCCAACAGGTCAGCGTGATGCGTCAACTCGCAGTCATCAACTCGATCGATTCCGATCGTAAGATTGCACTGGAAAACGCTTTGCCAACTTCCAATCTTGTCGCTGAAGCCGGATCGATCACGGCATCGGATCCAACGTTTAGCACGCAGATCAACATCACGCCATTCAAGTATGTGTGTGCTACAACGGCATCGATCGAGTTCCTTCAGGATTCAATGGGCATCGGTGGCATCGGAACTGCAGAGGCGTACATTGCGCGCAAGTGCGGTACGTCGCTCGGACTGAAGCTCGAAGATCAGTACCTCACCGGCACGGGGGTCTCACAGCCGAAGGGTCTGAATGCATGGATCACGCAGGTGACAGATCTCTCGGCTGCTGCAATCACCACAGTCACGGGTGACAACATCATTGATACGGTGCATCTTGTCGGGCCGCAATATCGCAACTCACCGAAGTTCCGATGGGTGTTCTCGGATACTTTCCTGAAGGTCGCTCGCAAGATCAAAGTCAGTGGATCGAGCAACGAGTACCTGTGGAAGGCAAGCGAGAACTACAGCGACATTCGCGACGGTGTGCCTGGCACTCTCTACGGCGTGCCCTACGCGATCAACCAGTACATGCCAACGGCAACGGTCAACAACAACACATTCGCAGCCGTCGGCAACTTTGACTACTTTGAGATCTTTGATCGCACCGGCGTGACTTCGCTGATGGATCCATACTCCAACGCTGCCACCATGCAGGTCGCAATGTACTTCTACCTTCGCACTGATTGCTGCGTTACGCAGCCTGAAGCATTCGCCGCAATCACCTGCTGATTCCTGCATCTTTTCCCCCAATGGGGGGGAGAGGGTCATCAATCCCCTCTCCCCCCTTTTTAGGTTCTGCACATGGTCGAACTTCCAATCTCAATCGATGTGCTGCGCTTGGCTCTCAAAGTCGAGGTGGCTGATGACGATGCCGAGCTCTCTCGGCTCGCCGTCGCTGCAGGCACGCACATTGAGCGATACACAGGGCTTCGACTGCGGAGCGCAACGCGCACGCAGTATCTGCGAGCGTGGGAACGTACGATCCTCACAGAGGCTCCGCTGGTTTCGATCACGTCGATCACCTACACCGACACCACAGGGAACCCACAGACACTAGCGGCGACTGAGTATTGGATTGACAAATCACAGCCGATGTGGGCGCTGATGTTTGACTCGCCCGATCTGTTCAAAGAAACGACGCAGCCACTCGTTACCTATGTCGCCGGATACACCCAAGTCCCAGGCGACTTGCAGCACGCGATCGTGGCGCTTGTCGGCGCTTGGTACGCGAACCCCGAAGCGCTTACCGTCGCATCGATGCAGGTGCTGCCGAAGTCGTTTGAGTACTTGCTCGCGAACTATTCGACGAAGGGGCCGTTCTCATGATCGGAGCCGGAAGACTTCGCTTCGTGGCGACGCGAATGACTGCAGCCACGGCGCAGGATGCGCTTGGTGGTCGCGACGATGTGTACACGGCTGGCAGTAGTTTCCGCTGTGATCTTCGCGATCAGGGCGCGAGCGAAACCGCCTACGCCGACGGCGTTGCGGTGATTCGCAACTTCGAGATACGCGCTCGATGGAACACGATCGAGAACGTCGGGCTGACTGAAATCGATCGATTGAGTGTGCGCGGGAAAACGCTTCGCATTGAAGCCATCACAAATCTCGATGAAGCCGATCGGCTTGCAGTCATCCAATGTGTGGAGGTTGACTGATGGCCGTCTCGTCACTCGAAGAAGCAATCCGCGTGATGATGACGGGCTACAGCGGACTGACGCTCGTACCCGATGCACGCATCACGCACGCTTCGCGCGTGCAGTCCACAGTGCTGCCAGCCATTACGTTCGAGCTTGACTCGATTGCAGTGCAATCGATTGGCAGTGGCCCACTGTTTCAGATGTCGCTCACGGTTTCGTGCATCGCGGATACGTCTGTTGACGCGCTCGCGATCGTCGCGCAGGTTCGACTCGCAATCCGACCGCTTGGCGGCGGCACTGTCTCCCCCTATGAGTTCTTCTCTGCGATCTACACCGGACACACCATCGAAGCCGTGCAGGTGTCCGAGGGTGACGAGCACGCACCGATGATTGCGAATGTGACCTTCGACCTCCTTTACGACGAGTAACCCACTATGGCAAATTCAACGGCAATCAGTTCAGTGAAATTCAACGGCGCAACGGTTGCAACGGTGCAAAGCGCACAGATCACATCTTCGCGTGCAACGATGGAAGTGACCGAGATCGGCGACGCGAATGCAAAGTTCCTCTATGGCGTGATCAGTACGACGGCATCGCTTGAAGTCTTCTTCGATAAGTCCGACCATGCGGCACTCATCAACCAGATGGGTAACGCTACTGCGGCTGTTTCGTGTGAGCTCATTTTCAACACGACTCCGGAGAGCTGGACAGGCAATGCATTGGTGAACAGCATCAACGTCACAGCGGCAGCGGGTGACGTTGTCAAGGCAACCATCGAGCTTCAGTTCACCGGAGCGGTAACGCTCTAATGAGTATCTCCGACGCACTTAACTTGAAGCCGGAACGTATCACGCTGCAGTGCGGCAGCGTTGTACTGCTTCGTCGCCCGACCCTTGGCGACGTGATCGAAGCGCTCGAATGCAACGCCAAATCACCAGCGCTCGCGAACGCGCACATGCTCGCTCGGCACGTGCTCGACGAAAGCGGCGGCACGATTTGGGCTGACTCATCCGCAGCGCTCTCGATGCCGGCACGGCTCGCGCAAGAACTCATACCACTGATCGAGGCGCTGTATCGCGAAGGCCAGGACTGAGCGCGGCATCGAAGGGGTTGCTCGATGCCGCTTGGAAGATTCAGCCCCCTGCAGAGCTTGGTGCGTTTCATCTGAATGTGATCTTCAAGACCGTGAACTGGCAACATGAGGCGCAAAAACTCAACATTCTTCGAACGAAAAACAGGGCTTAGCTTTAAGCCCGATGCGTTTTCGATAAAGCGAGTAATGGAAGCCTTAAAGGCTTTACCCAAGGAGATTGGCGAGAAGGTGCTTCGCAGTGCTGCAAAGAAATGGGGGCGCAGCATGGTCATGCGTATGCGCCCACTTGTTCCGCGCGGTCATCAAAAGCAGCAGCGCTTGTGGAAGTCACTCATCTCATCCACGAAGGTCTACAAGAAGAAAGGCGCCTTTCTTGTGTACACGATGGTTGGCACGCATTTCGACCCAAGCGCTACCCGTCGCACCGGCGGAGCTGGCTGGCGCTTCTTTTTTACGGAGCAAGGCTCGCACGCATACCCAAAAGGATTGAAGAATCCAACCGGCAAGGGGCCAGCTTGGCGCAAGGGCATCCGCAACCGTAAAGGCGTACTCCGACCTGGCAAGAAGATCCTTCTCGGTGTTGCATCGACTGCTGCAGCCACATGGGAGAAAGCGATCATCGATGACGTGCAGGCTGTGATCAAGGAGAAGCAAGCCAATGGCTAAGAAGGTATCAGCGCTTAATATTCCGGT